GCTTTAAGAATTATCCAAGGTGCAACGCCTGGAACGGTTACATGGCCTGCAAACGTAAAATGGCCTGGTGGAACCCCGCCAACGCTTTCAACTAATACTGGTGATATTGATGTCGTTAATTTGCTATACTTTGATGATGGCGGTGGCAATACGTTTTATTATGCAACGTCAGCATTAGCATTTGCTTAAGACTTATGAGTTTATTAAGACTAATTACATTTAGGCAGCAGCAGGAAGCGCCAGTACTTGAGTTGGATTGGACGCAAATTGGCCCAACCTATTGGCCCGATTACCAAACTAGCATCAATCAAACGATTGCTACGAGGACTGTTGCCGATACGTTAATTACGCCATCAGGAGTTTATCCTGGGGGAGCTGCACTTGCGGGTGGTGTATTACTACCTGATGGTCGTGTCTTTTGTATTCCAAGAACTTCGACGGCTAGAATCTATGATCCCGGTACGGACACTGTATCAACACCATCTGGAACATCTTCAGGTTTTTACAATGGTGTGCTTTTATTTGACGGACGCGTATTTTGCGTGCCACAAAATGCAACTTCAGGGCAAATTTATGATCCAAATACGGACACGACTACTGTCCCTACTGGCACTTATCCAGGAAGCGATGCTTTTCGTAGTGCAGTCCTTCTTCCGGACGGTCGTGTGTTCTGTGTTCCATTTAATTCTACTACTGCCCGTATTTATGACCCAGTTACCGATACATTGACGACGCCTTCAGGTACTTATCCCGGAGGACTTGCTTTTTTGGGAGGCGTTTTATTGCCCGACGGTCGAGTTTTTTGTGTACCGTACAACACAACAACAGCCCGTATTTATGACCCAGTTACCGATACATTGACGACGCCTTCAGGTACTTATCAGAGCATAACTGCAAATTATACTGGCGGTGTATTACTTCCCGATGGTCGAGTATTTTGCGTACCTTATAACGCATCTGCTGCTGTAATTTATGATCCTATTACTGATACATTAACTACTGCAAATTTTAATTTTAATGGATTTTTTGGAGGGGTACTATTACCAAATGGTAAAGTTTTTGTTATCCCATACCGACCAACCGCGGCCAGGATTTATGATCCAGTTGCAAATACTACAACTACACCTTCAGGAACTTATCCCGGGGGCAGCGCATTTCTTGGCGGAATTATATTATTAGACGGTCGTGTATTTTGTGTTCCTTTTAGTTCGACCACAGCTAGAATATATGGAGGCGGTGGCGGATTTGATCAAAACGTGTCATTGTCATCTTATTACAATAAATACTAATGTCATTCGTTAAACTACAAGACGGTCGCAGTACATATGCACTAGATAGCATACGTCTGCGTAACCAGCGTGAAGCTAGCGCAGCTCCACAGGCAAATACCGTCGAGCTGTACATGAAAGAAGGCGTCCTATATCAAGTCGATGAACAGGGACGCGAAAGCAAAGTTAGCATTTTACAAAGTTTACAAGTTATACCGCTAGAAGGTATAACACAGGCTGAACGCTTAGCATTGTCAGCAGTTGCTGGCATGATCGTATATGATACGACAAATAGCAAACACTACGGCTATGATGGCACAGCTTGGCAAGCTTTGTATTAATAATGGCAACACACTTTACAAAAAAGTTTAAGCAAGCCTACGAAAAGGTTTTACAGATAGCAGAACTCGAAGGGCCAGAGAGGGGCATGCTGGCCTTTCGGGATGCTATGTTAGAGCTGGGACACGAGGAAAGAGTCCGTAACCTTTACAGGGTTCAAGATAAGCTCACTAAGCAAGCTAAGTTTTTTGTACCTAACGCTCCACAAGAGCAGTACTTAAAAACTAAAGCGAGTAGAAATATTATTCTCAAATGCCGTCAAGTTGGCTTTACAACGCTAAACTGTATCAGAGCACTTGATTACGCATTGTGGGAAAGTAACATGAGGACTGGCATTTTATGCCACAAACTACAAGTTGTTAAAACGATTTTTAATGATATCACAAAGTTCTGTTATAATTGGTTTGTCCGCGATTGGGGCCATCTTTACAAACCAGTGGAAAAAAGCGACTCTAATACGGCGCTTAGCTTTGCTAGCGATGGTCTTGGCCGTCCCTTGGAGTCTTCTATTCTTGTTCTACATGACTTCCGTGGTAAAACGATTCATTTCATGCATGTTTCGGAAGCGGCCCGTATCGAAAAAGACCGGCTCGTAGGATCGTTAAACGGGGTACCAGATAACGGCGAGATTACTTTAGAGTCAACCGCTGCTGGTAGGTCAGGAGAATTTTACAGGCTATGGCAAAGCTGGAGAGCTAAGGGAGCTGTTGCTCCTTACAAAGGCTGCTTTGTTCCATGGTATAAACACTATCCGGAAAACCCAGAAGATTGGGACATGCCGGAAGATGCAGTACTTACTAACCGAGAGCGGGAGCTACTAGCTAGCTACAGAGGTAAGATTACTGAAGCACATATTTTTTGGCGTCGCTGGTGCATTGAGGGGAAATGTGGAGGAGATGAAGAACTCTTTGAGAACGAGTACCCTACTAACGACCAGGATTGTTTTTTAACCGGCGATGCAAACGTATTCTCAAGCGGCATCTTAAAGATGCAAGATCGCAACACGCGAGATCCGATTTTTGTAGGTCATCTTATCGCCGATGGTAATAAGATGGAAATACATGACGACCCAAAGGGATGCATCGCTATCTGGGAAGAGCCAGACCCTTCGCATACCTATTCGATGGGAGCCGATCCCAGTGGCGGTGTGGGTCAAGATAATGGGGCAGCTTATGTTAAAGATAATAAGACGAATAAACTTGTTGCTCGCATTTGGGGTGACCTTGCTCCTGCTGATTTTGCTAGAGAACTATACAAGCTTGGTAAATTTTATAATAACGCTTGGGCATGCGTTGAAGCCAATAATCATGGGCATGTAGTTCTACACGTTTTAAAAGAAATGGGCTACCGCAATCTGTACAAGCGATCGACGGTAGATGAAATGACTAACAAGCCGACCAAAAAAGTAGGCTTTGTTACGACGAATCAGACAAAGATTATGATTACCGAGAAGTTCAAGACAGCTGCTAAAGAAGGTAAGCTGATAATTCTAGATAAAGAACTAGTCTCGGAAATGTCAACTTTTGTACAAATCTCAGGTAAGAGCGGCGGTACGGTAAAACGACAAGCGACTGCAGATGCACACGATGACTTAGTGATGGCGGCTGCTTTAACTGAGGAAATGTCATCAGCCAGAGACTGGGATAGCGACGAGCAAGGTTCCTATGAACCAAGTGAGTATGTTATTGACCCAGAAACCGGCTTTATAATAGGGTAACACATGCATAATCCATTTGACAGGGAAGAAACCGACGTAAAAGAGCGGGATAAAGACCTTCATGCTATTCGTGTTGTTCGTGCTTTCATGAAAAAAAGTGACGAATATCGCGAACCTCACGTTGAGATTGCAAGAAAATCACGTGAAATCTATGAAAACTGGTCGCCTGCTAGCCGTTCTATCGTCCAACGTGCCAACCTTAAGCTACCTTTCGGGTTTACTATCATTGAAACCCAGACTCCACAGATTATTGACATCTTTTTCCGTGGCGGATCAGTCATATCTTTCAAAGGACAAGACGCTGATGACGCCGTATTCGAAGATCCTATCACAGATTTTCACATTCACCAATTCGAAGAGATGGGCTTTCAAGCAAAGACCGCCGCTTTTATCAAAGCAATGCTATTAGACGGTACTGCATTTGCTAAAGTTCCATATCGCTACAAAGAAATTGAGACTATGCGTAGAGTTACTGAAGTAGACCCAGCTACGGGAGCTTCAGTTCAAATCAAAGTACCTAAAGTTGAAGTACTTTACGATGGTCCAGACCTCGAACTTATTCCTATCTATGACTTCTTTCCAGACTGGACAGTTAAAAAGCCCGGCGATGTCGCCTCCATGCGCGCGTGCGTACATCGTACGTTTAAAACTGTTGCAGCCCTACGAAATAACCCACTTTATAAAAACGTCGATGAAATCGAGTACAGCGTTGCTACTAAAGGCGCTGATGCTTGGACTAGACCCTACTACTCAGACGCTTACAAAGATGAGTTTGATAAGCTAAACGATAATGAGGAGGGGATTAAAGAAGCAGGTCCAGTAGAAGTATGGGAATACTGGGGACTATTCGACCCTAAAGGCGACGGCAAATTTGAAGAGTACATTATTGTAGTTGCTAACGGCGACGTGGTGCTACGGTGTGAACAAAACTTCTACGATTATAAGTTTAAACCGTTTGTAGCCTGCCCCAACTATATCAGGGAGTCAGAATTCTACGGCATCCCAGAACTTATGGCCGTCAGATCGCTTATTAAAGAAGCTAACACGCTGCGTAACGCACGGCTCGACAATATTAACTTATCCGTTAACCCCATGTGGATTGCAGACCGCGCTGCAGGTATCAATACCAAGAGCTTGTTCTCACGTCCTAACGGCGTTAT